TACGAAGCTCGGCACCACTAAGGTCCCCACCCACCATAACTTCTTCTGGTGTGGCGGTGAATAGTTGTCTGAATCTTTCATCACTAGGTGTCTGGGCAAGGTTTGGATGTCGATGGGCGCAACGCCCGGTGTTTGTAGCTACACTACAATGGTGGTGTATACGTTTAGATTTCGTAACAAGCTTGAGCCATGCGTTCTTCCCTTCGGAGAGCATCCCTAACATCTTCGTAATCTCTAGCATCCTCAAGAACGAGAGCGCCAGGTCCGTTCCAATATCTTTCAAACTCGTTTCGTCTACGATCGGCTTCCCAGTAGGAGTAAGGGAGGTTGGTTCCCAGCCGCTGTGTGTCTTCAATATCCATGCTATGTGGTCCCTCGATGTTGGGTTAAACTCCTTCAGTCGTGTGAACTCTGCTCCTGCGACATAGCCTTTGCTTTTGTTATCTCGTTTAGGAGTGAATCTCTGTCCTGGGACGAGAGGGTACCGCTTGCGTAGTAGTGCATCAATGCTTTCAAGTTCACTTCTGAGAGAAGATGCAAGTTCCCATGCAGCTCGTTCATCAAAATACCATCCATGTTGTTCTTGTTCAGTTAATATGTGGGCTACTCTGTGCTCCATCTGGAGCCATTCAGGTAGGGGAGGAAGTGCTGCCATAATTTATGCGTAACAACAACGTCCTGCTTCATGTAGTCTTGCATCTCTTGACTCCAGCAGCTCCAATCTGTTTCGATGTGTGCCTTGTGCTCATTGAGTCTGTAACCGTAAGCTTCAAGGCTATGCGAACCGTACAGTTTGGTAGGCATATCTTTCCATTTACGCTTCTTATCTATGTCCAGTATATTGGCATGATACACATGAGACAACAATAGAGTGTCGATGGATTGACCTTTGAAGTCAAAGAATGGGTAGCAAGAATTAATTGCAGGTAGGTCGTAATTTATAATGTTGTGTCCAATGAGGCATTCAGCCTCCTCAAGCATCGTAACACCTCGCGTGATGGGTTCATCACAACCGCCTTCATCATTGAAGACAGAAACTTGACCGGTATCGAGATCATAGATACCAATACAGTGGATCTTAGAAACATCTTGTAGTAGTCCGTTTGCCTCGATGTCAAAGACGAGGTTCATTTTGTTTTCCAGCGATACGTCTTATCTACAAACTTTGCACGCTCTACCATCTCCGGTGTTGGAGGGTTAGGCCGCTTCAGTTCTTGGTAAGTGTACCACGGGTGTACGTATGGTTTATAAGCAGGTGCGTTAGAAATCGGTTGCCGGGTTGAAATCGGGTTGAGCTTCATCAGATTCGTAGAATTGACAAGTATCTAAGTTATATTTTAAGTGACAAGCGATGCCTGTCTCGCCAGAATATCTATTTTTAAGGACTCTAATAGTGCTAGTAGCGTGTTCAGATCTGTCCTGTTGATCTCTTTCGATTGCAATGCAACCGTCAGAAAGCTGTGCAATTGCTGCGCTTCCACGGAGCTGTCCAAGTGTAACGCGTGCTCCTTCTTCATGACCTTGATCAGTGGATGAACGTTTGAGGTGTGATACCAAAAACATGGCCACGCCTGTACGCTCAACAAGTGATCGCAGCTTGGTCATGGTAGTATCAATCATCCTTCTCTCATCGCCGTCAAGACCACTAAGAAGGATAGACAGGTGATCCAGAAAAATAATCCGACAATCAAGTCCATTCGCAAGATAGTCAATACGATTATAGATAATGTCAGGATCATAACTGCCAAAGCCGTCATAGAGAAAAAGATTCCAAGTAGCCATCGTCCGATCGTACGCAGCTTCCAACGTAGATTTGTCATGGTCTCCTATGTGAAATGCTTTTTTCTCAGCTACACTCATCAATCCGAGCGCAGTACGCCTGTTTGATTCTTCAAGAGCCAAGTAACCGACCCGTTCTCCATTACGTAGAAGTTCAGTTGCAATGTGCCTGCAGAACGAAGACTTTCCGACACCACTGCCTGCAGTGATCGTGATAAGTTCTCCGTATCGGATACCGTGTAGTAACCGGTTAAGGCCCTGGAATGGGTATTCATGGTCAGCAGGTGGCGTGGGTGTAGTGATTAAATCTTTGAGTGTCTTTGCTTCGACAATGCCATCTGGTCGATACTCCTTGGCATCCCAGATTGCTTTACGCACTGCCTCTGCATCATCAGCCATAAGTGCATCAGAAGCGTCCTTATACTTATCGTCCAACAGGGCGATGCTCACCTTTCCGGGTGGCAGAACACTTGCTGCTTCTTCTGCAGCCTTACGACCGGGTTCATCGTTATCAAAGAACAAGCAGATTTCTTCATAGCCTTGTAACCAGTCGAGTGCTTTCTGAATGCTTTTCTTTGCAGAAGCCGCACCAGACGGCAGACTGACGTGGGGCCAGCTTGGCATTGCAACAGCACAGCTGGCGGCATCAAGCTCACCCTCTGTAATTACAACACGTTTACCGGTTGATGGAAAGAGATTCTGACCAAACAGTGTGCCAGATACCTCACCTTCATACTTGAAGTCTTTGTTCTTTGTCTTTGTCTTACATCCTACAACACGACCACTCTTGTCTGTGTAGTAGAAACGTAATACATTGTTGTCTGTGTAAATTTTATACTTTGAGCATACCTCCTCTGGGATTTTACGTTTACGGAGCCGTTGTGGCTCACCTTGGATTAGCACATGTGATTGTGACATTTGGGGTGGTTCGTCACCATTAACATAAGTGTGGCATGAAAAGCAATACGTGTGACCATCATCATACAGTGAGTTAGCATCTGATGATCCACACGTATCGCATGGTATGTGGCGTACGAACTCGCTTAGTTCAGCCATTCATCTGGTATTGATTTAAAATGTGTCCACGGGAATCCGTGTTTCTCCGCCCATTTGGCGTACGTTGTACGAGAGCCTTTGTATATTTTATTGTATGGGGCTTGGAATACAAATCGTATGTCAAGTTCAGGATGCTGCTTCTTTACAGCAAGCATCTTGCGGCGATCATCAGGACTAAGGTGACCCTTAGCCTCTAGCATAACACCATTCTTCAGAACAAAGTCTGGTGTGTAGTTGCATGTAAGAACGTACGGTACCTTCGTACTTTCGTATTCATATTCAACCCCAGTGCTGTGAAGAAAGTCATCGACATTCTTCTCCAGCCCGGAGCGGAAGTTCATTCTTCAACAAGTTTTTCAACAATCTCGCCAACGATTTCAGACACTGCGTTACGCATCTCGTAGCGGAAATCGTTACGATCAGCTTTGTATCGGGTCACGGAAATGGTTGGCAGTTGAATTGTCAGGGTACCCTCGTAGAGTCCCAGCTCTTGGTTCTTTTCAACAGTAAAATCAGAAGTCATCGTCATCGTTTTCAGTAAGTCCCACGGGTGAATCGGCTTTAAAGCCATCGGTTTTGCCAAACAAATCAGCAACAGCTGCGTCACTAAGTTCGGCTTCACCACCAGCAGTGGATCCGCCAAGCTCAACGACCTGTACACCAACAAGCTTCAGGCTAGTGCCATAGGTGACACCATCCTTCAGGATGTACGGCTTTTGGTAGAAACCAAGTTTGACCTTGGAACCGCTGTACAGTGGTACGTTTTCATCAACAATAGGTGTGCCTTCGGTATCAACCACAGGCGGACGACGATCCTCTTTCCAAGAGAATTTAAGTTTGTAACGTCCCTCTTCTACTTCTTCCCATGGGGTGGGCTTCAAAGTAGAGCGCTTCGGGTTCTTCAGTTTGGACTCTGCCCATTTCAGAACTTCGGTGCGATCTTCTTCCAGTCGTTGCACCATCTCGGTGTCAACCATAGCAGTAAGGGAATACCCGAACTTGCCAGGAGACAGGATAGCTTGGTAGCCTTCCAGCATCACAGGGTCAGCGGTTACAAATGGGGCTTTAGACATCAGCAGAAAAAATAAGTGGATTTAGTCACCAGTTCGGGTTCAAGATCCCCGATCATAGGCGGTTCAGTTTCCGCACCAATAAAGGTAGCGAACTCTTTCAAGTATTCATGCTTTGCAAATAGGTGCATGTAAGTTTCTCGGACGATGGATGAAAGAGTATCCATGTCAGAAGCACGACATAAAATCGAATCGTGTATGAGGGCCAACGGAGCGTTGAAGCGTAATGCAGAAAGGTGTAACAGGCTGGCATCGAGCGAATGCACTAAATTTGGAGCAGTTGCGTTTTTGTGATGATTAAGGTCCACCACATCACCTGTACGACCAACCTTTACTTGACATCTACCAAGTAGTTTTAAGTCAAGGCGTTCGTACTCTAGTTTGTTGAGCCTCTGGTGAACAATGAATCCAGATGGAGTAGTCCATTCTAGATACCTGTCACCACGTTTGATAGCTCGTGCTACTTCTCCTTCAATCCATCGCATGACCGCCATTGGACCTGGGAAGACCTTGTGCATAG